ATTGATTTTACGGTTAATTTCTGCATCGGAATCGTCGCATACGCTTTCTGAGCAAAAATCACGGCCGCGTACACATCGGTAGTTGTCGAGTCTGCCGCTACGCAACCCGTAGCTCCTACAGCCACACCACCGGCCAACCATACCTTCCCGTGGGTGGAAAGACATACCCGGATGTTCCCCCAGCTTCCGATCTCACCAGGAAGCCGGTCTTTAAGGGAAGCGTACTCCTCGACTTTCGTGAAGCCTGGAATGTCCTCCCAATCTTGCCGGCTATCCGTGTGGTCAAGAGCCACATAACCTGGCGCAATAGGCCGTGTTCCTACCCTTGAACCCGCAACCACCATGCGCTTGACTTTCTTGGCATCAGCCGCCTCAAGGGTTCGTACGGCCTTCTGAACGTCAACTTTGTTAATCGCCGTTGCAACAGAACTCCTCGCAGTAACACCGGCGGCGTAACGAACCGCAGTTCCGGTAACAAGCTCATCCCTGTTAAGGATGTCGATGGTTCTGCCCATCTGTTCCGCCTGTAACTGCTTGAACTCGGTCAATACCGGGTCCGGAGCGGTATAACTCACCAGGTCGGAGTATAAAATAAAGTCTCCATATTGTTTTATTGTGGTGTAAATATCGGTAGTTGCGACCACCTTCCCCGAACCGGGGGTGCCTTCGCTAAGCGCTGTGGTGGCTACTGCCAGAGGATCGTAAGAACGGAAATTAATCCTCGTCCCCGAATTAGCCGGTAAGGGTCGAATGTCACCGTACAGTCCATAGAACAGTTCGGGAACAGACCGGTCCAGCAAAACTTTGTCGTAATAGCCTTTTATGTTTACGGCTATGTCTGATGTTCCTGTTAAAAGCATTTATATCTCCTTTTAATAGGAGGCTATCCCCTTGACGTTCGCCATGTACTCTTCGAACTGGTCGTTATTCATGTTATCCCACGGTGGTTTTTCGTCCGTGCTGGGCGCTTCTCCACCACCGGATTTCACCCTAAACGACGGCGTTTGAATAGGGGCTGTCTCCTTTATTGGTGTTTGAATGACCTGGCCTTTAACCCAATCGTAAAACTGAACCAAAGACGGCAGGTCGTTATTTACCCTGTCGTACTGTGATTTTGTCAGATACTTCTCTGCGTACTGAGGCACTAAAGGTGCTATCTTGTTGAAGTTCTGCGGGTCGTGTGTTACCATCGCAGACACCCAAGACGGCACTTCCTGTTGAGGCGGAGGCGGTGCAGGAACTTGAGAAGATTTTTCGTGCTCTCTGACCTTTGAGTAGTTTTCCCAGAACCAATCGTTCGGATTCTCGAAATCGTCCAAACTTTTTAATTCCGGTTTTTTAGAAGGTTCCGTTACGGAGTCCTTCCCCGCCACAAAAGAGTCCCAATCACTCGCTACTTTCTTTGCGAAATCGGGGTACTCGTCCATTATCTGAGCGAGTTTCTTGTGTGGGCCTACCTTGAAATCGTAATCAAATCCCTTCTGGATATAGTTCCTTGCGTCCTCTTCGGACTTAATAAAAACTTCTTTCCCGTGGTGTTTAACCACCATGAAGGGTTTTTCCGGTTCTTCGGGCGTATCGGCAAACTCAAATTTCTCAGGTTCTTCCGTTACCTCCGGTACTTCAGGAGTCTCTTCCGGCTTTTCAGGTGTTTCTTCGGGGGTTTCAGTTATTTCAGGAGTCTCTTCAGGGGTTTCCGGGGTTTCGGGAACCACTTCAGGGGTTTCTTCTGGAACTTCTTCCCCAGTCGGCATCTCTACGAAGCCTTCAATTTCTTCTGTTTTGTCGCCTTTTGGCATTTTGTTCTCCTTTTGGCTAATGTCGCCGTTTTTTTTAGAAACGTGTGTCGTTTCTATATATTAAGGTTTTCATTTTCTTTAATCTCAAGCTCGGGTTCTGACACGTTCGCTGCTGCCTTGATTTCTCTTTTAAGCTCATGCTCAAGATTCGAAAGGGCGTTAAGTCCTTGGTGAACCACCTGAAACTCTTTTAACTCACTGTCGAGCGGTAAGGCTCTAAACGCTATCAGGTAAGCCGCTTCGGACCTTTTAAAATATTCTTGCAGGTACAAAAGGACAGTTTTTGCTTCTCCACCAGCGGCGAGTATCTTTTTCTTTTCCTCTTCAAAATAAGCCACCCGTTCATGTTCAGGAAGGTTAATTACCACTGAGTAGTCTTTCATATCTGAACCGCCGTTATTCCCTGAATTAATTCCCTGTGGTCCCGCTCGACCTTAAACTCCCAAGCCTTCGGAGTCTTTTTAGAAATTTCTTCTGTTAGTTTCTGAATTGCGATATCGGTCCCGTTGTTCGTCATTATAAATTTCAATTCGTCAATCTTGGATTCCCATCCTATGGGTTTGTTCTTTCCGATTTCTTTCACAAGAGCCTTAATCGCTTTTGATGTTTCTTTTTTATTCTCAGACAACACTCCCATCACTTCGTCTATCTTTGGTGATATGTCTTCAGGTTTGTTTTTTCCAATCGCCGCCAAGAGTGTCTTTACTTCCTTTTTACTACTTAGCAATTCCTTTAACCCATTGAAATCACTACTTAAATCCTTTGGCTTGTTGTTATTTATTTCCTTCTTAATCTCATCAAGAGCAGTTGTTGTTATTCCCTTAACGCTTTCAACCACATCTTTTACGCCACCTATTTCCACCTTTATATTTTTAAAAGCGGACTTCACAATCTTTTTCGTTGACTTGACGTTCACACCGTAAAACGCGAAGATTTCCTTTTCGACTTCCTTTTTAGATTCAGCGTCCAGTTTCTTGTAAGAGTCGATGTAAGTCTCAAGGTAGGCTCTTAAAATAGCCGCTTGGTTCTCGTTATCGAGGAATCCGAACTCAGGCATCTTTTTTATTTTAGCAAAACTTATCATTTAGCTTTCTTCTGCGTCTTCATTACCTGTATCTTCTGGCTTTCCAACATCAACTTGATTTTGTTATTTATATTGTCCATGAAAGCCTTTTCTCTCTGGGCTTCGGTCTTGTCCGACTCGCTCACAGCTTTTATCTGCTCCCCGACCACAGCAACTTGAGCGTCGGTTGAGGTTTTTTCCTTTTGAGATTCGATTCTCTTTATGCCGACATCGTATTTTCTCTGGTCAAATATGTCTTCAGCCTGTATTCTCTTGTCTTCAAGTTGCGCCTTCGTGTCGATTTCCTTGTTTTTGAGCATATGGTCCATCTCGTCCATCTGCTTCTGAAGGCCAATCATCCGTTCTTTTTCCTGCTCCGCGCCCTTCATGCGCTTCTGATACTCACCGACATAGGTTTTCATGTCGTTCATAAAATCATCAACATCCCTAAACCCCATTGATGTGATGTATTTCCTTGAGATGTTGTGAATCTTGTCAGGACCTAAAAGACCAGGGAACTTTTCCTCCATCCCACTCAGGAAACCGATAACTTGAGCCACTTTCGCCGCCTCCTGCATACCGATGTTCGCGGCCACTCCCATATTAACGGTGACAATCACCTTGCCTCTTAGCATCTGCGGGGTGACTTCTCTCGAATCACCAAACATTTCGGTGGTAAAAGGTTTTCTCAAATATTTCTGGTAGAGCATTGCGAATTTTCGGTAAAGGTCTGAAAGTCCTGTCTCAGCGAATATTCTCGCTATCAGTTCAAGCCTTTGCATGGATGCGGAGTAAGCGATTTCTATCCCACCCCTTGTCTGGTTCGATGGGTCTGGAATTCCTTGAGACGGATCAGAAAGCCCGGTTCTGTTCTCTTTTAAATCCTTAACGTATTCTAATATCTGAAGCGATCCCCCCAAGTATCCTTTAGGAGTGACTTCCTTTATCTTATCGGCTTTCCCGATAATCGCGGTACCAGGGGCGTTGTTCAAAAGGGTCTTCATGTCCACGTTGGCTTCGGGATCCACAATCCATCTGCCGCTATTCTGGAAATCGAAGTTGTCTAAAATCCTTCTAAGGAGAACCGTGTGTAAATTTTGAATCTCTATAATAAGGTCGGCCCATGAGATGCCGTAAAGTCTGTAACAATCGATAATGGGTTTCAGCGCACAAAACGGGATAAACCCCTCCTTGTTCTTCTCCCATCTGAGTAGTTTCTTTTCTTTAATCTTCTCCCCAGAGACAAGCCAGCATATAACGTCCTCTAAAAAACCGTCCTCGTCTACGTCTATTCTGGTGCACCACTCGGTGAAGTCCAATGTTTTTATGTTTCTTGAATGGTACTTTTTATTATCGGCGGGTTCACCGTCGTATCCTGTATGACTTTCTCCCTCGCTCTCGGTCTGGGGGTAGCCTACCGGTGGAGCGTCTGCTTCTATGGATTCTTCGATTTCCTGAAGCTCTTTAAAAAAAGGTTTCTTCTTGTCTTTCGTGTGGCTTCGGTTGATTCTTTTTAAATAATCGAGAGTTACTGAAGTCTTATGACCCTTCGGGTGTTCGTCGTTTATATCCCTTGAGTCAGGAGAAGCGAGAAATTCCCAATAGGGAACATTATCAGCAATTACGGTGTCTTCTATTACCCTGTCCGCGTTTCCCTTCACGTTGAAAATAGGGGTACCGAAAGCGTTGTCTATCTGTTCTATATTCTCAATCCTGACTTCCGGGTCGTTCATTAATTTCTGAATGTTCTCTCCGGAAACACCGTCCATCTTGAACGGCACCTTCTCGATGTCAAGAAGCCATTGAGGTTTCACAAAAGCGGTGTCAGTTACCAGAGCGTCTTTAAACCATTGATATTCCAACAAGAATAAGGAAGGGGACACATCGGTCATGTCCTCTTGGATTTTCTCCATCAGGGCTTCCCCGACCCACGCAGGCTGACCCTTGATTTTCATCTTTAACTTAGTGTCGCCCGACGCAAAGGTTCGAATAAAGAAAGGCATCATCCATTCTATTGTCGCCATCGTATCCCGGGTGATGAACTTAGACCTACCCTTTACTTCGTTTCCCAAAGGTCTGCCGTAATACCTGTCCCACGCCTGCTGTCTTCGCTTCAGACGCTTATCCGAATATTCCTTGGCTTGGTCAATTTCTCTCGATACTATTGTTTCTATCTGTTCGTATGAAAGCATATGGCTCCAAAAAAAAAGAGGGACAAAAACATGGATGAATGTGGCATCCACATTATGCCCCCCCTTAGTTCCCTGCGCTAACAGGAATTGTTTAGTTCTCGTATCTCTCTATAGCTTGCTCCGCCGTGATTTGTTCGACCCACGGAAACAAAACGAGTTCTTTTTTTTCAATCGACTCAAAATGATTAACACCAAGAACTCCGGCGCCGGTCGCGTTGATAAACTTCGTGTCACTGTGAAACCTGGCGATACCGGCGAACTGAGCGACCGCAGTAGCCATCTCGTAATATCCTGGAGCTGTTTTGCATTTCTCGCCGTGGATGTCTTTTGTTTTTATCATGTCCTTAAAGGCACCCTTTTTTGTGTTGTCCATCCCGAGATAAACAACATTCTTGGCCCCGTTCAGCGTAGCCAAATGGGAAGCCATTACCGAGGTGCACAAAATGTCAAGAACAGCAGGAAGGTGGGGGAAAACCTCCCTTATAAAATTGTTCAAAGGGGATTGGGTCCACGGGTTGAATCCGTACACCCCCCTCCAATTGTCCCTTGTAATCTCGCCGTCAACGCCGGGAAAACTTATCAGTGGGTTGTCAACAGCACCTTTATACATAAATGGGGCAAACCGGTCGTCACCAGCGGTCAGCAAGGCACGATTATCCGCAACCATCACGTAATCGACAGGCTGAAGGTCGGCACACACATAAGCGGTGCTGACAAAAATAGCAGGGTTTTTTCTCTCTACTGAATTTAAAACCGCCACGTTCTTTTTAAAACTAACCCCCCTGCCGACAATGTAAACCGTCTTGCCCTTCCAGTCGAATAACGCAGGCTCTTTAAAAATGCCGTCCTTATGATTAAAGAAAATATTCCTCGCCCAAGACGTATGGTAATGGCCGTGAACAACCTGGGCGTTCTGGTTCGTACACCACGGGTCGTAGAGAATAGAGGCTTCGTTTTCCCCCCTTCTCCAAATCTGAACAGCGGTGGTTTCTTCCGGATTGGGCTTCACCCTCTGTTCAAGGCTTAACCCGGACTGTGATCCTATACGGTTGCTTTTACTTAAACTGTTGTTTGTCAAGTGATATCCATTAGTCTAATTGTACGACTGCTGTGACTCTGGCGGTCATCGTCGGGCCAGTTGACCCACCATCGCATTTTACTGTGAATATATCACCAGCAGATATCTTATTTAACCGACCGTTAGACCCGCCGGTACAGTTCAAACTAATCGATCCGGTTCCCGCGACAGTCCCTGTCACATCGCTTAATGTGTTACCGATACTCGTACTCTGTATGGCAAAACTGAAAACATCAACCACTGGGCCGACAGTGGTAGCGGTAAAACAAGCGTATATCTTCGTTATTATACCGGTCCACGGGCAAAGAACATAAACGCTCTTTGCAGCAGAAACCAATGTGACATCAACCTCCAACGTTCTTGGGGGTTCAAGCCGTAATCCATCATATACAGCTCGTCTGTTTTTTGAATCTTGGATCGGATTTGTGATCTTTCCTAAAGCTCCCATTTTTTTCTCTCCTTTTAACGGCCGCATGTACCGTTCAGATACCTTCCAACTGCGCTATTTATATTAATTACAGACACTTACTAAGCATACTTCAAGTACCACTTCAATGATATCACACAACTTATCGTAATGTCAAGCTAAATTCCCTCAACGTCAATTTTGTTCAAATGCTCCTCCTGCATATAAGCCATCTGCATCGCCATAGCCATCGAAGCCTCTGACTTGAAAATCTTCACCAAAACATACTGAATGGCATCGTGAATATGAGAGAATTTGTTCTTAGAGGGTTTCTCTTTGAATACCCCTGTCGTAGAAATCTCAGGATAACTGTACCCAGCAACGAACCCATTAATTGTTCGCGTACATGAAGGGTCAATCAACAACCCGTTCTCAATCCCAATCTGCTTCTGAACCGAAGTCTTCCGAGACTCCCAGTTCTGGTCCGACGGTATAGTCGCCACACCGCATTCGTCCCTCATCATCTGGGCGTTCGACGTAAAACCACCCAAAGGACTCGACATCTTACTCTCACCGGCAGGGTCGGCGTAATCCGTATATTCACACCCAGGGTACATTAACTCACATTCAGTCACCACCCATTGAGTGAAATCCAATATATCCATCCTGTCCGTACAAAACTCCTTTAATATCTGTACCTTATTCCTCCCGACGACCTGAACCACAACACAAGCCGGCGTATTCCCAGTGTTGTCCCATCCCCTATATAATTTCCCCTTCGACCAAATCAAAGGCTCTTTCGCTACATGCTTGTCCTTAAAAAAATCGTAATAAACCAACTGACCACGAACCATAGCCCCGGGCTTCCCCAAAACATACATATCCAACCAGTCCGGAGAATCTCGATACCGCTTCTTTAAATCCTCGTAATACCCAATATTCAGATTAGCTATGTTCTCATACGGCGGCTGCCAAAACCCCTCATGGTCCTCTAAAGGATTCTTCGTTGGAACAACATCAGGAGGAGGAACTATCCATTTGTAATTAGAAAATAAAGGATGCTCTACATCAGGCGGGTTCGTACTCTCTATCGTAAACTTCGCAGGACTCAACCTCGGAAACCTACCAATACGACTCGACACAACCTCCTTCACAGACTCAGATATCTCTATCGACTCCTCAAACCACGCACCCGTTATCTGCATACTACGAAACATCTTCACCTGTTCAGGTCTGTCACAAGCCCTCAACCAAAACTCCACAAATACCCCGTTAGGATAATGAATGTCGTAATTGTTCTTCTGAACATGATGATGACCCCAAGGATACCACTCGTCCTGAATACTCTTCAACGTCGTATCTTGGAGCTCACG